GTTTACTCTTTTAACGTAGTAGATTCTTTCAAACAGATTATCAAATCCATTTACAGTTTCTACTTTAACGCCTTCAACTGTTGTGGAAGTTCTGGACTTTTCATAGTAAAGAGCATCGCCACTATAATATCCATGCTGAGGAATTGTGAAAGTATCTCCAGAGTATGCACCATTCAGGATGGACTGCCTCTTGTTAGTCTGAAGAGGATTGGATGCATAGTATGGGATGGAGGATGCTGCTACCAGAGACTTTCCATCAGATGTAACATAAACATTGGATACATCGGTAAGAGTATTTTCTGCACCACCACTCTGAGAAGAGTAGTTAGGATCGATAAATGCTCTAGTTGCTACCCTTTGAACAGTAACAGAGTTTACTGTAATTAATCTTCCAGTAACGGCAGTAAAAGTCCTGTCATTTGATACGCTAGAAACGTTCGCTTCAAACTGCTGCCCGTTAGAGTCGAATAAAAGCCTAGTGCCATTAATGAAATCATTTGGCACCGTAGTAGTGATTCTGTATGTGATGTTGTCGGAGTTAATTTGTACTGCACTCTCAACTTCAAAACTTGGAGCAATGTTGTAAATCCAACTGTACGAAGTAGGTACGTCAGTCGTGATGCCAAGAGAACTGATTCTTGCAACGTCTTCATCGGTAAAGTTATAAGTTTTGGGGGATGTAATTTTAACTTCATCTAAAACACCACCAATTCTTAAATCAATTCTTGTTGTAGTTCCAATACCAACATATGCATATGCAGATACATTCAATCTCAAATCAGAGTTTCTTGTAAGTTCTTGAGAAACTCCATCAACACTTAGGAACTGGTTTACAGTTCTAGAAGTATAACTTACAATGCCAGCATCGCCACTATCATAGACTACTGCCAGTTCTCCAGACTCTGGGAAACCAAGTGTAGAATCTACGTCAATGGCAGTAGCACCCGCTGAAACTGAATTTAAGTTTCTAGTCTTAGGATGGATAGTAAAGTCACCAAAGATAGTTCCATCGACAGGAGTGTCTCTAGAGTATCCAAATCCAAGAGATAACTTCCAATATTCTTTACCGCCTTCAAAAACTTTTTCTACATCACTGATAGTTGCAGATGCATTTTCAATATCATACTTTGCAGTCTTATCAGTGCCGATAGTTACATTTCCGTATCCATCTTGGAATAATGTTTGATTTTTTAAATCTAATGGTGTTCTTTCAGAACTGTCAACATCAGTTCCATCGATAGAGATTAAATCTGCTACAACATCTTTTGTAATCTTGTAGTTTGCATCGGAAGGTTTGAAGAGATTTTCCGATGGACGTAATACTTCTACGGTTTCACCAAAGAGTGCTTTGAACAGAATCTTAAAGGAATTGTCTGTTCCCTTTGCTTTGTAGAAGGAATTTACTTCAGATACAAATAACTTCTCATTTACTTCAGGAGCAAGAGTTCTCTCATCAAATCCTGGAGCAAACTGCCTCTTGAACTTAAGTAAGAACTCATTGAGAATTAACGCACTCAGATTCTTTACAGTAGAACCTTTATCGTGCTGTGCTACTACTGAGTCTGTGAAAGTTAATTTATCTGGCGTTGAACTCTTATATGAGGTAACACCACTGAATCCTCTAACGCAACCAAGGAAACTTGTGGTTGTTTTCTCTCTGTATAGAATAACTTCATCATCAATTTGAATCAGTCCATTTCTGTCGGGGAACTGATATGTTCCTAAGATACCTTCACGAATATTATAAGACACAGAAATGGTATCATCACCAATACTAACTGCTGAAGATGTCTCAGTAGTATTAGTATTGCTCGTTAATGTGGTAAGATTTACATACTGATCAATATTATTCAATAAGTCAACAGATGCTCCAGGATATTCCTGAGAAACATAATATTCCTTTAAAAATTCTACGACTAGAGGGAAGTCATCCCTCACGAAGGATGGAAGTTGAGTTCCGACTACATCCTGGACTTGTACTCTTTGAGAATCTGTTGATATCATTTTACGCCATTAATAGGAAGAACTTCCGCCTGAGGTTGTGTTTATTGGGGTTGATGTATACTGTGTAGTTGCACTGGTTGTTTGAGTGCTGGTAGTACGAGAGCGATTGATATTTCTATTCAAGGTTGTAGCAGTCTCTCTAGAAATTTGATTTGCAAGTAGAACAGGTCCACGAACCAATTCACCATTTGCAAAACTAGATGTAACCAGATAGTTGCTTCCAGAAATATCATTACCAGATGCAATGTTGTCAGGTAAGTTAACGATATTGTTATTCCTTACATCTAACTGTAGATATAAGTCCTGAAGTCCAATCACATCATTTGAATATGGAACTGCTGAAATTTCAATCAAAGGGTATACATCACTGTAAACTGTTCCAGTAATATTAATTGGAGATAGTCTAACTTCTCCCTTAATGTAATCAATCGTTCCTACATTACTTCTAACAACCTTTGGTTCTGTAGGAGAATCTAACTGAATCAAATTGACTACACCAGTTTCAAATCCTCTGTTTGGCACATCTGCCAAATAAACAGTTCCAACGATACCACTCACATTAAATCCAGAGGATTTGATATTATATCCAACTCCGCTCATTGCAGAGTGTCCGTGGTTCTTAATGTAGAATCTGTTACCAAAACAGATTTCATATTCGGTAAAACTATTTAACACCACTCTCAAATCCCTTCTCATGGTGATTGTTGTGATGTTTGATGTGATAGCAACTGAACTATCATCAATAATCTTCAAGAACTTACTATACTTAAACCTTGCACCAAACTTATTCATCTCCTCTGATGCAGCATACCTGGTTACATTGGAGTTGACGATGGTTCCAACATCAGCAGCAGAGGATGCTCTATTTGGATTGTAGTATACTGTAACTTCTGGTTCTACATAAAGGTATTTTAAATCAATAATATCTGGTACAATACCTGCAACAGAATACTTCTTAAGTTTGAGTTTAATATTTTCTTTGATCAAGTTTGGCAGATAATCGCCAAATTTTGGTTTAATACTGATAAAGACCTTTCCATATTGTGGAGGAGCTAACTCTTCACCACCAAATACGGAGATAGACTCTGTTTCTGGATAAATCTTCGATGGAATCAGAGTTTCATAGTCATTTGCCGTCAATGCTCTATTCTGAGTCGAGTAAATCCTTGGAGCAAACTTTTTAATCGACTCTACGGTCTCAATGTTCT